GATGTCACATGAAGGAAAATAAAAGTCCGTGTGTTGGCATTTGTGTATTAGATAAAGAACGTGTAAGATGTATTGGCTGTGGTCGTACCATAGACGAGATCATTAACTGGGGAAAGAAATGGCCGGACCAAGAATAAATCAGTTTGCAGGTGATCTTGGTATCAACCGTTCTTCCGCAAAGAAACTTTTAAAGAAAGCCCGTGGTCGTAAAGACGGCGGGTCAGAGACATTGGAGAAATATATGTCTGGTGATTGGAAAAGCATTGTAAAGCCGCAGACCGAGGAAGAAGATGCGAAAACTAAAGAGCGGATGAAAAAGAAATCCGACCGTTATAAAAAGCTTCGTGAACAGCAAGCGAAAGAAATGGAAGAAGGCGTTAAAGCCAAGGACGGCAAGTATATGTCTTGCGGTGGAATGCGTAAGGCCGTTGGTGGCGGGAAGTTCACTGGAGTTTACTAATGGGCAACTGGAACCAAGATAATTCCAGCTTCACTGATGAGGATATGGATCAATCCTTGGAGCAGGACAAGGCTGCGGCTGCGTTCGAGGCTTCTGGAGGAAATATCGGCGGGTACACCTTTGGTGACAATTATCTTGGTGACGGAAACTACAGCCCCCAAGTAACCGATATTGCTACAGCTAGAGCAAACATTTCAGGACTTCAAGATTTTTATTCTGGTGCTCTTCCTCAAAGCACCTACAACGGTATTATGGGAATCACTCCTAAAAACCCGTATGGGCATCAGGGTTTTTTCTCACGGGTTCTCGGTATCGATCCCAGAAACATTGACTACGCGACTGGTCCGGGAGGATTGGGCTACAAGGGCGCTGCCAAAGTAGCTCAGAAAAAGTATGAAAGATACACCAACTGGTCGGGACAGAACCCTCAAGCACAAAAGCAGGCTTTTGGTTCTTTGTTCGGAAACCCTGTGGATGAGATAACTGTTCAAGGTCCTGTAGCACAACAAGTAGATATTGAAAACATCCCTCTTAATGATGCTCTGGTTTCTCAAGGCGCTTCCCTCGCTCTTGGTCCTTTGGGCCTTGGCCTAATGAGTATGGCTGATCCGTTCTCGACTTATGTTCCAACGGGTTCAAAAGCATATAATGAGCAATTTGATCCAGCTATTAATAAGGATCTTCCCACTTCTTTTATGGGGCAAGCATCCAAAAGAACCGGCCTTGGTATTTCAGCACTGGCTGATTCTATAAAGGATTATTTTTCACCAAGCACACCAGCACCAACCCCAACGCAGATTGGTTCGGTGACACCGTCACAGTATGAAACCCGCGCCGACATTATTGCAAGAACAAGTCAGCACCCACTGACGGGGGAGACAAGCGCTGCCCCTGTGCCACGGTCGTCAATTTCTCGTAGCCCAATTCAACAGAGTACAACGCAAGAGTTTGTACGAGATCCGGCTATATTAGACGCCCTAATGGGTGGTGCTAATCTTCCCGCACAAAGCCCCGTTACCGCCGGGGAAGAACTAATGGCCGGAAACCAACAAGGGTTTTTCGGATTTGGGCTGGGGCCACTTGGTGACGCTTTTGGTAGATCTGCTGCGGAAAAAAATCTAAGCCCCGAGGTTCGAGATTTTCTAAACGAGCACGACATGTCCGTAAAAGATTTGTTGGATAAAGATTTTTCAAAAGTTCCAGATGGTGCTCGTCTTCCTTCAGGGCAAATAATGGGGCCGGAGTTTAGAACTGAGCAAAGATCTTCTCTCGGTGGCCCGGCAACGGCGAATCAGTATGCTCAAGTAGATTACTCTAATCTAAGTAATGTGGGGGGCAACATGTATCAGGCGGGCCAGCAAAAAAGTGCTTTCGACAGCTTCCTTGAGACATTTGGAATGAAAGAAGCAGGTAGACGGCCAAGCGCACAGATTTACTCCCCCGCCGGACAGAATAAATCTTTTTTTAATTTTGATAACTTTGGATTTAGACAATGAAGATAGAAATCAAACTAATTCCTGATGGACTTGATCTAGCAAAAGAGATTCAAGATGGTATACCTGTTGATAAGATGCAGGATGCGTGTCCTATCGCTACGCAGGATGTAGAGACAAACGAGGAGAACCAGCGGTACGCGATCAAAGATCATCAGTACGGGCCAGCGGTTAATCCAGAAGAAAGCTGTGGAACGTGCTCCGTGTTCAACATCACCGAGCATATGCAGCAGTGCATGAAGGACGAGAGTGGCGAAGTTGGCTATTGCCAGTTGCTAAAGTTTATGTGCAGTGCTAAGAATAGTTGTGCAGCTTGGGAGGAAGGCGGACCACTTAGTGACCTGCCTTGTGAATGCGGCAAGCCAGACTGCGATTGCGGGATGGACGAAGACTAAAATCATTTGAGGGGCAAATGGACGTTTTAGACTTTATCAATCGGTATCAAAAGATGCTGAACACAAGAATTGATTCTCTCAGTGAAGGCATTACCTACGGCAATGTCAAGAACTGGGAAGAATACAAAGCAAGAGTCGGCGAAATACAGGGTGTCGCCTACGCTCTTGATGAACTCAAGGCCCTGCTGAAAAAGGTTAACTATGTCGAAGACACTGATCGTACCTGACTATATCCTCGCGCAACGCGAGGCGAAGAAGAAGGCCGAAGAGGCCGCAAAGAAGAAGCCCCTATCAGAGCGAGTACCACAACCTACTGGATGGCGATTACTTGTCATGCCGTATATGGGTCGTGATAAGACTGAAGGTGGTATTTACGTTCCCGATCAAGTTAGAGAAAGAGAGTCACGCGCTACTGTGGTAGCGTATGTGGTGAAGCTCGGCCCTCTTGCATACAAGGACCCCGACAAGTTTGGTGGTAGTGATCCTTGGTGTAAAGAAGGTGATTGGGTGTGTATCGGACGCTATGCTGGGTCTCGGTTTACAATCGAGGGCGGTGAAGTCCGCATCATCAACGATGACGAAGTCATCGCAACGATCGTCGATCCAGACGATATCAAGTCATACGGAGGGTAGTTGTGTCAACTAACGCCGCAGAAATGGAAGAAAAAGAAATTGATATTGTTGAACTAGAAGAGACAGAAGCTCCAGAAGCAGAAGTCTCTGAAGATCAACAGGAGGAAAATCAGGCTCAGAGTAAAGAGGACGAATTATCTGATTACTCTAAATCTGTTCAACAGCGTATTAGCAAGATTACGCACAAGTATCGAGAGGAAGAGCAGCGCACAAAGAAAGCGGTTGCCTATGCCGAAGACGTAAAGAAGCAAAACGAGGAGCTTCGTAAACGTCTGGAGCAACTTGATCAGTCCTATGTGGGTGAGTTTGGAACTCGGATTGAGTCTCAGATTGACGCTGCAAAACGGGCGTATCAAGCAGCTTATGATGAAGGTGATGCCGAGCAAATGTTCGAGGCTCAGAAAAACCTGAGTAAGTTAGCGCTTGATCAGGCACAACTTGAGCAAGCTCGTCGTCGTCGTGAAGTTGAACAAGAAGCTCGTGAGCAAGTTGTTCAGGCACCTGTTCAACAACCGCAAGCGGCGCAGCCAGCCCCACCGGATCCAAAGGCAGAAGCTTGGGCTTCTAAAAATGAATGGTTTGGAAGTGATCAGACCATGACATATGCCGCTTTTGGTATTCATAGGCAATTAATTGAGGATGAAGGATTTGACCCGGCGTCCGATGAGTATTATACTGAGCTTGACAGCAGAGTCCGTAAAGAGTTCCCCCACAAGTTTAAGGGAGCCACACGAGGCGATGCAGGACCCCGAGTCGCTTCTGCGGAGTCCAGTGCTTCTAAGGCACCGTCACAAAAGGGGCGCAGAACAGTCAAGTTAACTCCTTCGCAAATTGCAATTGCGAAACGGTTAAATGTTCCGCTCGAAGAATACGCAAAGTATGTAAAGGATTAAAAAATGACTGATTCTACAAGAACGCCACGCGAAGCGACAACTCGCGCAAAGACCCAACGCCGCAAGCCTTGGGCACCGCCTTCAAAATTGGAGGCACCAGAAGCACCGGCAGGTTACAAGCATCGCTGGATTCGTTCCGCCCTTCGTGGTGAGGATGACAAGATGAATGTGAACGCCAAGCTTCGAGAAGGATGGGAGCCTGTACGGGCTGACGAATATCCTGAGATGGCTGGGAAGTACCCAACCATTGATGATGGTCAGCATGCAGGTGTAATCGGTGTAGGCGGATTAATGCTTGCCCGTATCCCCGAGGAGACGGTCCAAGAAAGAACTGAATATTTCCGGGAGCAGACCCGTAATCAAATGGAATCCGTTGACCAAAACCTGATGAGGGAGCAACACCCCTCAATGCCTATCCACAACGATAGGAAAAGTCGTGTAACATTTGGAGGTAAGGACTAGATCCTTACCATAACCTTTAGGAGTGTGTAATGGCGAATTCAAACATCGCTTTCGGCCTCAAGCCGATCAACACCTTTGGTAGCACACCAGCTACTCAAGGTACTACAGCATACTTCATCGCTGACACGGCAGCAGCAATTTATCAGGGTTCCCCGGTCAAAGTAGAAACTACTGGCGGGACAATTCTGGTTGCAAGCGCTGCTGCTGACGGAGAGCAACTTTTAGGTGCTTTCGCTGGCTGTGAATATGTTGACGCAACAACCAAAGAAAAGCGTTTTTCTAACTACTGGCCCGGTTCAGGTTCAGCAGACACGAACTACGACATCATTGGTTATGTGTACGACAACCCAGCACAACGCTTTATTTGTGTTGCCGATGCAGGCATGACAAACAAAGCTACTGCTCGTGCAAACATCTTCAAGACAGTAGACTTCGCAAGCGGTAATGCCGGTAGCACAACTACAGGCAACTCAACAGCAGTCGTGGATATCTCAACAGCAGCAGCAACAGATCCTTCTTTGCCGCTGATGATTGTTGGTATTCAGGAAGACGTTGATAACGCCGATTACGCAGTTGCTGGCATTTCGATGATTGTGAAGATCAACAACCACGTTTTGCTCGGTAACGATGCCGACGCAACAATAGCGTAAGGGAGTTTAGATAATGGCTATTTCTCGCGCAAATCTCGCCAAAGAACTAGAGCCGGGCCTAAACGCTCTCTTTGGTATGGAATACAATCGCTATGAAGGTCAGCATGCTGAAATCTTCGATTCCGAGTCATCAGACCGGGCATTCGAGGAAGAAGTAATGCTGTCTGGATTCGGTGCGGCTCCAGTGAAAGCTGAAGGTTCTGGTGTATCATTCGACGATGCACAAGAAGCATACACTGCTCGTTACAACCACGAGACAGTTGCTATGGCCTTTTCAATCACTGAAGAAGCTATCGAAGACAATCTTTACGATCGTCTGGCATCACGCTATACACGCGCACTCGCACGTTCTATGGCACACACAAAGCAGGTTAAAGCTGCCTCTGTTCTTAACAACGCCTTCAACGCAGCATTTGCTGGTGGCGATACCAAAGAACTCTGTGCAACTGACCACCCGCTGACAAACGGTGGCACATTCGCCAACGAGCCAGCAGTAGCTGCTGACCTGAATGAGACCTCACTTGAGGACGCACTCATCAGCATTGCTGGTTTCACTGACGAGCGTGGCTTGATCATTGCCCTAAAAGGCATGAAGCTGATCATTCCTCGCCAGTTGCAGTTTGTTGCCGAGCGTCTGCTTGTTTCAAACCTCCGGGTTGGAACTGCCGACAACGACATCAACGCAATCAAGTCTTCTGGTCTGCTGCCTGAAGGTTATGTAGTCAACGACTACCTGACTGACTCAGATGCATTCTTCATCAAGACTGATGCACCAAACGGCTTCAAGCACTTTGAGCGTATGGCTTTGTCAACTGGAATGGATCCAGACTTCGACACAGGCAACATGCGGTTCAAGGCTCGTGAGCGTTACAGCTTCGGCTTCAGCGATCCACGCGCAGTGTTCGGTTCACCGGGCGCATAAGTGTAGGTACAAAGATATTAAAGGGCGGCTATTCAGTCGCCCTTTTTTATTGTATAATAAGTCATCCCTGACAACCGCACGGTGCGGTTGACACTAGCCACGACAGGAGAACTAAATGGCTAATACTACCTTTACAGGACCCGTAATTTCACAGCGGGGCTTTCAGATTGATAATCCAGCAGGAGACGTTTCCTACAGCCTTATTACTTTAGGTGCATTGGATGTTGGTGCGCTTCCCGCAGCTTCTGCCGCAAATCGCGGAGCAATTGTGTTTTCACCAGACTGCCGTAAGGCTGCGGAAGGTGTTGGCGCGGGAACCGGAAACCTTGTGTTTTCTGACGG